TTGCCGTAACCGCTCCGATCAGAGACGGAAGCTGGCCCGTGATCGCGGTTAGAATGGACGTAGTCGCCGCAATCAGGCCAGGGAGCAAACTGCTAACCAGCGTCGTAACCTTCGGCAGAATCATCGGCGCTGCGGTCGCTATGAAATTAGCAATTCCGTTTATAGCCGTTTCGACAACGGGCAAAACATTATTCAACAGGCCGCCGCCCTGTTCCGTTCCGAACACAGTTTCAAGCAGATTCTCGACCGCCTGTTTTACATCGGGGCCGCCTCCGGCAATCGTGGTTAAAAGATTCTGCCACGCCGCCTTTGTGGATGCCGCGGACCCGGAAATAGTCGTCGCGGCTTCCGCTGCCGTGGTCCCCGTGATTCCCAATTCAGTCTGAATAACATGGATTGCGCTATAGACGTCACTGAGATTATTGATGTTATATCTTACACCGCTAATCTTCTGCGCGTCCTTCAGCAGTCGCTCCATTTCAGTCTTCGTACCACCATAGCCCAGCTTCAGGTTATCGAGCATGGTGTAATTCTGCTTTGCGAAGCCCTGATAAGCGACTTGAATAGCGGACATGTCCGTACCCATTTTATTAGCGTTATCGGACATATCCGTCATTGCCATATTAGCAATTTCGGCAGCCTTATCGGTATCTCCACTCAGAGAGCTTAACAGGGACGCGGAGAAGCTGGTAACGGTGGACATATACTCGTTAGCAGACATTCCGGCGGTCCTGAACGCATTTTGGGCGTACTGCTGGACAGTATCGCTAGATCCTTTGAAAAGCGTATCGATACCACCGACAAGCTGCTCATAGTCTGCAAAAGAAGCAACAGCGTCTTTTGCTGTCTTAACGATGACGGCGCTAACAGATGCAAACGTCGTAGCGGCGACTTTGCCGATACTCTTCAGCGCAGATCCAAAGCTGTCAGTAAACTTCTTTCCGGACGATTCGCCGGATTTCTTCCCGGCTTCATCCCCGGCGCCTGTCAGCTCCTTAGTGATTGTTTTTTGAGCGCCAGCGAGTGACGGAATGATGGTTACTACCGCCCTTGCGACTTCATGTCCCTCCGCCATTGCTATCGCCTCCCGTCCCAGTGAGTTTGAACCAATCTTTTATGCGCATTTTCTTTGTAAAATGCTTTTTGCGCTGCCACGGTCGCGGATACGGTTTCGGTTTTTGTGGCCGCTTTCCGGATCCTTTAGCGGCCATTGTCGCGTTAAACTGCCGTAATGCGTCGTAGATATCCGCAAGCAGAACATTTGTTTTAAATGTGGTAGACCATTCGGCTACGTCCGGATTAATCTCCGCGGCCAGTGCCGACCCTGGATCAGTAGCCGACAAAAAAGATGAGAGCGCCCCCCACGATAGAGAGCGCCCCACATCATTCAAAGTATATCCTGTTTCCGTGAGCAAATCGCGCTCAACGGCTTTCCTGTGGGCCTCGACGAATTCTGCGAGGCCTACGATTCCCCCAACGTTGCGCCCTGGGTTTCAGCGTTGACGTCTGCCCACGCTTTTACAATGCGGTTGTAATCATTCATGGGCAGAGCGTCCAACACTTCTTCCGGAATGTGCTTCAGCAGCATCTCATGGACCGCTTCTTCATCAGTCAGAGCTTTAAGCTCTTTCCGGGTCATGGAACCGGCCAGAGGGAGAGAATACGTAGTGTCGCCGATCTCGATGGACAGGACTTCAGCGGGGCTGCTGCCCAGCTTAATGATTTTCTTAGCCATTTGTTAAACCCCTTTCGAAATTGTCTTTGATCTTAGGCGGGAGTATCCTTGATGAACTTCCAGCCGCCGGTGACAGTGATTTCCCAGATCAGAGCGCCAGTGGGCGTAATGCCGACTTCCGCGATCTCGGTAACCGTACCATGAGCGCAAGTCCAGATCAGATCGTCGTCGCCATCCTTGCCATACAGGACGAAGGATTCCTCTTCGACGCGGATACCGTTAGAAGCATCCACGACGAAACCGGTGGCGGTCGTTTCAACAGCATCAGCACCGAAAACGGTCTTCATAGACTCAGCGGTCGTGCTGATGACGGGAATGGTCATGCTTCCCTTCTCAGTCTCCACCGTGCGGCCCACGGTCATATCCCACAGACGGATAGACTCGGTGGACCCGAAAGGCGTCCAGCTGGGGCCGTCTTCGCTCAGAGCGCCGGCGATCTTCCACTGGGAACCAGCGCCACTTACCAGCGCCAGCACAGCGGCGCCATTGGTGGGCATGGTGTTGGGGTTGGCTTTGTCATAAGGCGCATGGAAAAACATACCGGTAGCGTTTTCGTTACCTACAGCAATATTGTATTCCATCGTTGTTTCCTCCTGATTAAATGGTTGTCGTTTCGAGATGCGCGACGATTTCCAGCCGCGCGGAACACATAGCCAGGTCGGGCCGAACCGGATCATAACCCCAACTGCCGGATGAATTCACGCGGACATAACGGATATTGTCGCTTCCCTTTTTGAGGACGCCTATTGCATTCCGCAAATATTCAAGGGCTTCCGCTTCCGTTTCGGCCCTGGCGTCCAATGTTACATGAAAAGTATCAATTTTGTTTGTGTCACTGCCGCCGACCTGGGAGACAAGGATATTAGGCAGATCATAGCTGGCCGGGAGCGGTCTGCAATAGACGTTCAGATATTCCGTAAGAGCAAGCCGGACGGCGTCTTCGATATCCATTGACCGTTCAATTTCCATCACGCGCTCACCGCCTTACTCAATGCTTTATCCTCTGCCTCTGCCGTTGCGCTCCTGCGGTCTGTCGAATACACAAACCCCATTGCACGACGGCTTCCGAACGCCTCGCCTAACCTTGTGCCGGATGCGAACCGCCCACCTCGACGGTTATTCGCGTTGGCGCTGCCACAGATCTTATCCGTAGCTTGCTCGACCTCACGCATCGTACCGGAATCGCATAGAATAGCTTCAAATCCTTCATGAACCCATTCTATTTTCATCTTTGTAGCCATTAGCCATCCCACCTTTCAAGGTTTAACAGCAAATGACTCACGCGTCCGGTCGGGCTTGTCCAAAGTCGCGGTATTCCGTTTATCGTGTACACATTGCCGCCAAAGCGGATGCGGTCGCCCTCGATGATATCGGCGGTGTGCGGAGCATAGCAAGTATAGCCATCACTGACGCCTTGCACCCGTCCGTCTTCCGTCAGTGACGTTCCGGCAGGCTGCACAGAGCAGCCGGGAATCCGTAGCTCGTCGGCATTATTCCAGTCGGGGATTTCGGAACCTCTGACCGTTTTTGTAGCCGGTCTAATCCGGATAATGGTATCAGCCGCCCACGTAGGAAGCATCAGAACACCTCCCGCAGCTTAAACGGTTCGAGGATATCCACGTCGGCAGTTTGCAGCGCACCCGCTCCGCCGCCGTTCACCCAGCTGGAATTGTAGGAAATAGAGACGCCGCCGGCGGTTTCGCTTGAAACTCCGTTCGTATTGTTCAACGCCCGCGATACCCGCCCGGAGACAAGCTCACGGATGCCGCCCGCCATACTGTCCGGGATGCCGGCAGTATATTCGACGGACACGACGGTTTTTCTTGTCGTGCGGCAATACGGCACATCAAACAAGCGGAGCATTCCATTCGTTTCAAAAGCGAAATCGTCGAATGCTTCGCCGTCAATGTAAACCGCACCAACCTCTGAAACGAAAGTAGCGGGAAGCTGAATGAACAGGTCCGGCCCGTTTCGTTTGATGCGGCCATTGCTAGACAGCAGCCGCTCAGAGAACGCACAAGCGCACGGTGGGCATACATGCCAGCCGCAATAGTTGCGGATTCCGTCCGATGCGGCGTCGATGGTGGCGCGGATCCTGATGTCATTGGAGTATTTACCGGCAGTGATAACGCTGAAATCAGACTCGGAGAGCATGTTCGGCAGATCATCGGCTCCGGTTACTTCATAACCCCACGGAGTTTTCATTTCCCCTTCACCGTCCTCGCCTTGTTCGCGGGCGGCTTCCTGTTCTTCACTTCAGCCGGCTTTTCCGGGGCTTCTGTCGGCTTTTTCTCGACCGCTCCGGCGGGCTGCTGGCCTTCTTCAAACTGGAAAGTAAGCCCGTTATATTCGTAGATCTTCAGCATTGTTCTCACCGCCTTTCAAAGGCGGGGAGGGGTGTTAGCCCTCC